TTTTTAGCGCGGACGGCTACCCCCCCTGCCTTTCCGACCTCTATCTCCCCGATAACCACGAGTACGGTCCTAGCCGGTCCATATGGACACGAAACTAAACCGGATGAGTAGTAAAGTCGAGCAAGTGTTCCCGGGCCGTAAGGGGGCTACTGAGCCCCGATTACATAGCCCTTACCTCAAGGGTCCTAATCGTGGCGATGAGATCGCTGAGCTTGCTGAGAGTATCGGCCTACCGCTTTTACCGTGGCAAGATTTTGTAATCCGCGACATGACATCCATATCTGAGGATGGGATGTTTAAGCGCCGCACAAATTTGGTTTTAACTAGCCGGCAACAGGGCAAAACTCATCTCGCTCGTATGATGATGCTTGGGCATATGTTTTTATTCGATAGCCCTAACGTGCTTATTATGAGCTCTAATAGATCGATGGCTTTAGACACCTTTAGACAAGTGGCCTATGCGATAGAGGGGTCTAGCGAGCTTAGCAAGCAGGTACGACAGATCAGGTATGCCAATGGTACCGAGTCTATAGAGCTTAAAAATGGACATCGTTTAGATGTAGTCGCGGCAACTAGAGACGGCAGCCGTGGCAGGTCCGCCTCGTTTTTATACATCGATGAGATCCGTGAGATCAGCGAGGAGGGCTTTCGTGCAGCTACTCCGACTACGCGAGCTAAGGCCAATAGTCAGAGCTTGTATACCTCTAATGCCGGAGATGCTTTTAGTACGGTGCTTAACGATCTACGCGAGAGAGCTATGTCTTTTCCGCCTGAGACGTTTGGCTTTTACGAATATAGCGCGCCTCAATTCTGCAAGATAACAGATCGTGACGGATGGGAGTACTCAAACCCGGCCCTTGGCTACCTATTCGACGAAAGCGTTTTAGAGGAAGCCGTTAGCACTCAACCCGTCGAAACGACTAAAACAGAGATGTTATGCCAATGGATCAGCTCGACCGCTAGCCCTTGGCCACATATGGCCGTTGAGGATGCAAGCGATAGCGAGCTTAAATTGTCACCGGGTCCGCTTACTATATTCGCCTTTGACGTGGCACCGTCGCGCCGCGATGGGTCGCTTGTAATGGGACAAGTCCTCGCCGATGGCAGGATCGGCGTACAGGTCCTCGAGGTATTCCACTCCGACGTATCCATCGATGAGCTATTTATGGCCGATCACATCGCTAAATGGTGTAAAGACTTTTACCCTCGGACCGTTTGTTACGACAAGTACACGACGGCCTCTATTGCTAAACGCCTTGAGATGAACGGCGTACATATAACCGACATCTCAGGCCAAAAGGGGTATCAAGCTAGCGGAGATCTATACGAGGCTCTAGCTAATAAGCGGCTCGTACATCCGGGGCAGGATCAGCTGGTTACTCATTTTGCTAATTGCGCGGCTAAAGAGTCCGATAGCTCATGGCGTATCGTGAGGCGTAAATCGGCCGGGCCCGTAGATATCGCTATCGGCGTATCCATGGTCGTACATATCCTCAATCAACCAATAGCCGAGGCCAAGGTATACATTTAAGACACGACACGTAATACCTGATTTTATGCTTGACATTTTGAGAAAATGTCTCCCATGGGATTACTCCAAACTCTAGGGCTCAAAAGCTCCGACAAGCCTCAGGTAGAGGCTCAGTACGCACCTGCCGTAATGGATACTACGTACGGTTATGGATCTTTTAATACCGGTAATTTTGGATATAACGGTGTCGGTATTGATCGTAATTTTGCTTTACAAGTAGCAAGCGTAGCTCGTTGCCGAAATTTAATTGCCGGCGTAATTGCATCTATTGATTTATCACTATACAAAAAATCAACAGGAGAAAAGTTAGGCTCGCCTGTTTGGTTAGAGCAGCCTGATATTCGCCAACCTCGTAGCCTTACTATCTCGGCTACCGTGGACTCGCTTATGTTTTACGCCGTTGCATATTGGCGCGTTACATCTTTGTATGCAGATGATGGCAGACCATCCGGCTTTGAGTGGGTAGCTAATAATCGAGTTACATATACGACTAATCAATACGGTACAGAGATCCAAGATTATTTTGTTGATGGTAACAAGGTACCTATGGGCGGTATTGGATCTCTTGTAACTTTCCAATCGTTGCTACCTGGTGTATTACAAAGTGCATCTACAACTATTAAAGCTGCATACGATATACAACGTGCAAGCGCGGTAAGTGCAGCTACACCAATGCCTACAGGTATCTTAAAAAATAACGGTGCTGATCTACCTGAGTCGCAGATCCAAGGATTACTAGCAGCTTTTAAGAGCGCTCGCCAAAATCGTAGTACCGCATATTTAACGAGCACTCTCGAGTATGTACCTACATCTTTCTCACCTAAGGACATGACCTATAATGAAAGTAGTCAGTACCTTAGTACCGAAATAGCAAGGGCGATGAACGTCCCGGCGTACATGATCTCGAGCGACATGAATAACTCAATGACATATCAAAACATTTTAGACGGTCGTAAAGAGTTTGTAGCTTATTCGTTGCAACCTTATATCTCAGCTATTGAGGATCGTTTGTCAATGAACGATATTACGAACGCATCTAATCAAGTACGTTTTGCCGTCGATGATACTTTCTTACGAGTAGATGCTAAGGATCGTTTAGACATTATTGAGAAAATGTTAAATCTAGATTTAATCGATGTAGAGCAAGCTCGCTCTATGGAGCAACTAACACCGCTAGGAGATACAAGTGCTACTAACGTTTAGTCAAGAAATCCAAGCCGCAGATACGGAGCGCCGTATCGTGTCAGGGCTCGTAGCACCATATGGCGAGGTAGGTTTTACAAGTGCAGGGCCCGTAATGTTTGAGCGCGGGTCTATTGCTATCCCGGATGCAACACAAATTAAATTACTATCGCAGCATCAACAGGATAAGCCGGTAGGTCGCGCAATTAGTTTTAGTGACTCAACAGAGGGCGTATACGGATCCTTTAAGCTTTCGAGTAGCACTCGAGGACAAGATGCACTCGTATTAGCGCAGGAGAACCTAGTTTCCGGCTTATCCGTAGGGGTCGATGTAACGGCCTCTAAGCCAATGGGTGACTACCTGCTCGTTACGGCGGCGGTCCTCAAAGAGGTATCGCTCGTCGAGAGCGCCGCCTTTTCTAGCGCATCCGTAACTGATATTGCAGCAGCTCGAGCAGCGCTTGAGGCAGCTACAAGTACAAAAGAAAAAACTACAACTATCTCTACGACAATCGTAGAGGTCGAAACCGAAACTGAAAGCGAGGAAGCTGTGACTACAGCCCCTGAAAATACACCGGAGGATACTCCGGTAGATGCACCGGCAGAGGCTGAAAAAGTCGAAGCCGCTCGTAAGATCATCCGACCATCCGTACTAGACTCTCAGCGAGTGCGTACACCTATTACATCTATGGGCGCTTATACAGAGCACAAGATTAAAGCTGCTCTCGGTAACGATGACTCAAAGCTTTACGTAACCGCAGCCGATGATAGCTTTGCTACAAACCCTGCATTTTCACCTACTCAGTACCTAGCGGAATTTCCAACAAATACTCGTTTTGGTACCCCGGCTATTGATGCCTGCAGCCGTGGAGTTTTGCCTACAAATGGCATGACCATAAATGTCCCATCACTCGTTACCTCAGCCGGTGGCGGTACAGGCGTAGCACCTGTAGTAACCGTTGAGGCAGAAGCCGGAGCGGTACAAAATACCGGGATGGAAACGGCTTACCTAACAGGTACCGTATCTAAGTACGCAGGCATGAATACGATCAGCGTAGAATTGTTAGAGCGCTCAGATCCTAATTTCTATGCAGAGCTAACAAATCAGCTACAAAATGCGTATCTAAAGACTCTTGATACAACAGTACTAAACGCACTTATCGCAGCTGGTCAATATAGCTCAGGATGCGATGCAGACTCAGCCGGTATTATCGAGTTTGCCTCAGACTCAGCTCGTAAGGTTTACGAAGCTACAGGTTACTTTGCTAATAACTACATCGCCAACGGATCACAATGGCAGCTACTTATGGGCGCTACTGATAATACAGGCCGTCCAATTTACTCAGCATCTCAGCCAATGAACGCAGGCGGCTTAGTGCAACCGGGATCAATTCGTGGCAACGTACTAGGGCTTGATCTATACGTAGACAAGAACTTTACCGCTACTACTACTATCGATGACTCAGCCGTCGTTTTAGCACCTGAGGCATTTACTGTCTATCAATCACCTACCGCATATATGTCTGTAAACGTAGTATCAAACCTACAAGTACAGGTAGCTATTTACGGTTACATGGCAACTATCGCAAAAATGCCTAAGGGTATTGTTAAGTTTAACCTCAACTAAGTAAACAACTAATAGTCGGTACCCCTCTTAGCCCTTTGAGGGGTACCGGCCCTAGTAAGTAAGGAGTAAATAACGTGCCGGCTACATATGTAACTGAGGCTGAGCTCCGTGCGAATTTAGGGATCGAAAACCTTTATTCGTCGGATATCGTCGAAACCTGTTGCCAAGCCGCTCAAGATTTACTCAACCAATTTTTATGGTTTGACTCAGCTCCGGTCGTAGGTACCGCGTTACAAAATAACGTCGCTACCGTAATGATCGCTAACCCTGCGATATTTAGCACCGGGGACTCGATAACCTTGAGTGGATGCGGCTCAACCTATAACGGCACTTTTACAGTTACCGGCACGATCCCATGGACGGCCGGCACTACTACTCAATTTCCATCTATAGCATTTAATAATATGGCTTTTAATTGGCCTAATGGTTATAGCTTTATACAGTTTGCTAAGACCGCAGCTGATCGCAATTTTACGCGAGTACTCCCTTACGGCTCAGCCGTGGGAGCAGATACAAAAACAAATAGCTATGCAACCACTCCGGCGGTACGTGAAGCCGCGATGATCTTAGCCGTAGACATTTTCCAAGCTCGGCAGGTCAGCCAAACCGGAGGCGTATCTATCGATGGTTTTAGCCCTAGCCCTTACCGTATGGGTAACTCAATGATCGGGAAAATTCGCGGGCTCATCGCCGGATATACGAACCCTAACGCGATGATCGGATAGCTCGATGACCGTACCTATTACAACTTTACGCGCCTCACTAGCTGCCGCCCTCGATAATCCAAACCATTGGAATACGTACAGTTTTCCACCGGCAACAATTACGGCTAATAGCGTTATCGTCGCACCGGCAGATAATTACATTACGCCAAGTAATAACACATACGCGACTATTTCGCCGCTTGCTAACTTTAAGATTATTATGACCGTACCTATGTTTGATAATCAAGGTAACTTACAAGGTATCGAGGAGTTAGCCGTAGCGGTATTTAACAAACTAGCCGCATCATCTATCGTAATGAACGTTGCCGCTATGAGTGCTCCATCCGTTTTAGATGTACAAAGTGGATCACTTTTAACGGCATCTTTCGACGTCCAAATACTAACGAGCTGGAGTTAAGCATGAGCCTAACCGACGAGGATATCGCCTTTCTTATTAAGATAGGGCAGATCACCGAAGCACCAAAAAAAGAAACAAAAACACATACACCTACTACAGAGAAAAGCGAGGAATAGGCGATGGCCGTATTTCTATCTAATGGCGTGGTCGTAACTCTGAACTCAATAGCTCTGAGTGACCATGTTACAAGTGCAACAATTAACCGCGTATTTGAGGAGCTCGAGGTTACGGCCATGGGTGACTCATCACGTAAATACACAAAGGGATTAGAGACGAGCACGATCTCTCTAGACTTTTTATCCGATACCGCAGCTGCTAACGTAAACGCAACGCTACAAAGCGCATGGGGTACAACAGTACCTATCACGCTTAAGCAGACAAGCGCTGCTACATCTGCAACTAATCCTCTCTATAGCACTACGATTTTGGTGAACAACACGACCGACATTAACGGCGCCGTGGGAGACATCGGGACCCAGAGCATTACATTTACATGTAATTCACCAATCGTAATTACTACCGGACCATAACAAACTAACAAAGGGGCACACAATGGCACGACTCAAAATAACAAGGGCTACCGGTGAGGTATCTGAGCATCAGATTACTCCACGGATCGAGTATGCCTTTGAGCTTTACGCTAAAAAAGGTTTTCATAAAGCCTTTCGCGATGATGAAAAACAGACAGATCTGTTTTATCTTTCGTGGGAGTGCCTTAAGTCAGCCGGTCAAACGGTACCGATGTTTGGTCCCGAGTTTTTAGATACCTTGGCTAAGGTCGAGGTAGTAGACGATCTACCTTTAGCTTAGGGCGGGACTCCGTAACTCATTTGATAGCTCAGTTATCAATTAGGTTAGGGATCCCGCCTCAAGCGGTACTCGATCTTGATACAGAGATGTTTAAGATGTTAATTAAAGTGTTAAACGAGCAAGCGGAGGAGGCCCTAAATGCCAGTCGCAATAAAAGGCGTACGCGAAACGGTTAAGGCACTCCGTAGGCTCGATCCTGAAATGTTAAAAGAGATGAACGCCGAGGTACGTGCGGCAATGGTACCGATCCGCGATAAGGCTCGTGGCTTTGCTCCATCGCCTCAACCGGATAACCTTTACAACTGGAACGAGAACACCGTAGGTAAAACTATTACGGCTCGTAATTCTATGTTTAGAACTTTTAATACTGAGGGCCGTGTACGTATGTTCCCGCTTTATGATTACGAAACAGTAAAAAAAGGAATTTACTACTCTCAGGCTCCGAGCAAGAAAAACCGCAACGGATGGAAAGCTCTTTACTTTGTAGCTAATAAATCTGCCGCCGGTGCTATCTATGAAACCTCAGGCCGTAAAAATCCGGGTGGAGATCCTAATAGCCGATCTAATAACCCTAACGCGGGCGCTCATTTTATTAGCCGCTCAGGTCCTTTGTACGGTGACAAGCAAGCCGAGCGCGGTCGTATGATTTATCGCGCGTGGAAAGAGGACGAGGGTAAGGCTCAAGATGCCGTATATAGAGCTATCGAGAAAACTGTAGATAACTTTAATAATGGCCGTTATGGCATGAGTACCTACGGTTTGGCTGCATAATGGCGATACCTAATTTAATCGTATCGGCGGTAGCCGAGTGGAACGGTAAAGCTCTTACTAAGGGCGCTAATCAAATCGGTAAGTTTAATCAAACCGTTAAAGGTTTGGGTCGTACCCTTGGCGTGACTTTTAGTGCCGCTGCCCTTTTGGGTTACTCTAAAAAAGCCGTAGCAGCTTATGGCGAACAGATCGCCGAGGCTAAGCGCCTTGATACCGCTTTACGTAATCTTGGCTTTAATTTTGCTACCGCTGAGGCTGAGGGTTACATCGATAGTATCGAAAAGGTAACGGGCGTAAATCGAGATCAGCTACAACCCTCATTTATTCAGCTTGCACAAACTACACGCTCTACAACTATGGCTCAATCTATGCTCAATACCGCGCTTGATATTAGCGCCGGTACGGGTATGGATTTAGTCTCAGCTACAAAGATTTTAAGTCAAGCATACGTCGGTAATGTAAAAGGTCTTAAGCAGCTTAATCTAGGTCTAACTAATGCTGAGTTATCTAGTAAATCTTATTTAGAGATCGAAAGACTTATCGCCGCACAATACGCGGGCCAATCTAAAAACGCGGCAGACTCTTATCAAGGCTCACTCAATCGCCTTAAGATCGCAGCTGAGCAAGCTAGTGAGCAGATCGGCCAATCTTTAGTAGCCGCTTTAAGTACATCATCCGGCGGTATGGATAAGCTCATCGATAAAGTTGATGGCGCAGCGGACTCGATCTCGGGACTTATTACTAACGTATCGGTATTAGCTAAAGATTTAGGCAATTTATTCGCTGGCTTACCGGGCGCAGGTGTTTTAGATAATGCGTTCAGAGGGGTTAAAAACTATCTTGGCAAGTTTTCTATCGGTGCCTTACGTACCAATGTAGATAAGGTCTTAGGCCGCCAAGGCGGTTTCCCTCAGGGCGTACCTCAAGATCTTAAAAATATGCGATCTAATGCCGAAAAGGCAAAGATGGACAAAGAGGCTATTAAACGCCAAAAAGAATTATTAGCGTTACAAAAAAAGGCCGAGCTTGCTAAGAAAAACGAGATCTCACTTACTAAGGCCGCTGAAACTTTTGATACTAACCGTATCTCTATCGCCGCAGCTCTTAAGGCTACATACGATAAAGATACTCGCCTACGCCTTGAGGCCCTTATGGCTATCGAGGATGAGGACGGCGAAAAAGCTCTAGAGCGTATTAAGCAATTAGGCATACTTACGGCAGCTAACCAAACCGCAAAATTAAACGGCCTTAAGGGTATTACTGAAACAGAATTAGCCAGCCTTAACGCCGTACTTATGAAAGAGTTATCGTCTATCGAGGCTGCCAAAAATGCAAAACTAGCAGCTATCAACGCATCCGGAGCAGATCAAGCCTCAAAGGATGCAGCTAAATTAGCAGCTATCGCCGCCGCCGAGGCCGCCGAGGCTGCCGCTTTTGCTAAATATAATGATGCTCTTACTAAGCAAGGCGGCTTAAACGATCTCGATTTTTACTCTAAAAAATTGCAGATATCTACTCTCGAGATTATGCGCTTGGCATCTATCGAGAAAACTCAAGCGGCACAAACAGTAGCCGATCAGATCGCTCTAGCTGCCGGATTAAAAACCGTTGAGGATATTGAAACTAAACGTAAAGAAGCTGCGGCTGCGGAGGCGGCTGCACAAACGGCCGCGCTTGCAGCTAATACAGATTTAACCGCTGCTAAGTTATCTAGTATTGCGAGCGTTGCAGCGGCTCAAGCTGCGGCCGATGCAGCGGCTCTTTCAGGCGTAGCAGCTTTATCAGCTGCAATTAGATCTATACCGCCTTATCCGACTTATACGCCACCGCCTAAGGCTGAAATGCCCGGCCTAACTTTTGCCGATCCCGACGGTGAATTTCCCGATCTTGGCGGCGGCCTTTACATCGATCCGGGCTTAGTAAATCCCGGCGGAGGTGGCGGTAATAATTACACCGTTACAGTAAACGCTGGAGCTATTGCATCTCAAGATGAGTTTACGGCTTTGTTGCAGGATGCGATCCAACGTCTTAACCGTAACGGTGATCCACTTACTACGGCGGGTATAGCATGACCGTACCGGTACTTAACGCAATTATTAACTTTTCTACGGGTCCGGCTTTTGCTCAAGCTATGATTTTAGATAGCGGCATTTTGGGCACTAACGTACTGGCAGACTCCGAGGCTCTTATAGTCGATGTATCTAACGTAGTCGATAGCGTTACAACAATGCGAGGTCGTAACCTACAGGCAGACGTTTTCCAAACAGGTACCTTAACGTTACGCATCGTAGATCAAAATGGAGATTTTAACCCTCAAAATCCTAATAGCCCTTATTTTGGATTACTTACCCCTATGCGTAAGGTAGCTATAACCGCTACGTATAACGGTACTGAGTGGCCTATGTTTAGCGGCTTTATTACTAGCTATACAACTACAACGCCTAAGATGGCTACGGATGTCGTGTATACGACTATTACCGCCGTAGACGGCTTTAGACTTTTCCAAAATAGTCAGATTACAAACGTTACCCTAGCCTCAGCCGGTGACTTACCCGGCGAGCGCGTAAACGCCATCCTCGACGAGATTGCTTGGCCTCCATCTCAGCGCGAGATCGAGTACGGCGATACGATCTTTCAGGCAGACCCGGGTACCTTACGTACGGCTTTAGCAGCTTTACAAACGGCCTCTATCTCTGAGTACGGCGCTATTTATATGGATGCTCGAGGATCGGTAAATCTTAAGGATCGCGCTTTTTGTATCGACTCTCAAGCTATACCGCCTGTCGTATTTAATGATGACGGTACAGAGATTACTTACTTTAACGCCGTATGGCGCTTAGACGATACTCAGGTTTATAACTCGGCCTCTATTACAAAGATCGGCGGCACGGCTCAAATAGCCGAGGATCAAGCCTCTATTGATGAGTATTTTGTGCACTCTTACACTCAGCAAAATCTAGTAATGGATACTAATCAAGCCGCGCTTGATTATGCTCGGGCTTATGTAGCAAGTCGTAAAGCTACTCGTACCCGCTGCGATGCTATCGAGCTAGACCTTTATACTGAAAACTATAACGATGGCATCATCGCCGCCCTTGATCTAGATTTTTTTGATCCGGTAGAGGTTACGACTAATCAGCCTGGTAATTCGACGTTACAACAGACTCTACAAGTGTTTGGCGTAATGCACCGCGTTAGCCCTAATAGCTGGAAAACGACATTTACAACTCAAGAGCCGATTATCGACGGCTTTATATTAAACTCAACACTATACGGAGTGCTCGATACCTCCGTATTAGCATACTAAGGAGCAGGTTATGGCAGCTGGACAAGGTTTTAAGACCTTTGTAACGGGTGAGGTGTTAACCGCCGGTGACGTAAACGGCTACCTCATGCAGGGTATTAACGTATTCGCTAACGCGACGGCTCGCGATGCGGCTATCACCGCACCGGCTGAGGGCCAATTCGCTTTTACTAAAGATAACAATTCGTTATGGTATTACGACGGTGCAGCTTGGGTGGCCTCAGGGGCAACCGGTGACATCGAGGGAGTAACGGCTGGTACTGGTTTAACCGGTGGAGGTACATCCGGGACCGTTACTCTGGCTATTGCAACTGCACAAGCCGATTTAATTATTAAAGGTTTCGAGGAGGATGTAAACGTCGTAGCATCCGCAGCTACAGGCACTATTAACTTTGATGTTACTACCGCATCCGTTTGGTATTACACAACAAACGCTACGGCTAATCATACGCTCAATTTTAGGTACTCAAGCGGTACTACCTTAAGCTCCGTATTGGACGTAGGCGATGCGATCACATTGGTTTGGATGAACACAAACGGAGCTACGGCTTATTATCCAAACGTAATACAAATTGACGGTACTACGGTAACTCCGAAAGTACCCGCAGCTATTACAAGTGGTAATGCCTCATCTATAGATGCTTACACTTTTACCATTATTAAAACAGCTGCTACTCCGACGTATACAGTTCTCGAAACACAAACGAAGTTCGCATAAGGGGGATTTGATGTCACCGATCATCTCAACATTAGCAAACGCATCAAGCAGAGGATTTATTTCAGGAGCTCTGAAGCCAGTAGTTACAGGTGGCACTTTGTCATCTGATGCAACTTACTATTACCGCAAATTTACTGCCAACGGAACTTTAGGTGTGACAGGAGCGCCATTAACCTGTGATTTCTTAATCATCGCAGGCGGAGGCGGCGGCGGTGGCGCATACATTGATGCAGGAGATGGTGCATTTAATGCAGCAGGCGGTGGCGGTGCAGGCGGCCTTAAAAACTTATCATCACAAACTGTTTCTACTTCCTTATCGGTCACTATTGGCGGAGGTGGCAGCGCTGGACTTTCGGGAAACGCTGGCGATACTGGCAGCAACTCATCTATAGGTGCAAATTCTGCAACAGGCGGCGGAGGCGGCGGCGCTGCTGGCGGAAATTCCAACGGAGGAAATGGTGGATCAGGCGGCGGTGGTAAAGGAACCCTTGGAGGCGTAGGAACAGGTGGCACAGGAACAAGCGGAGAGGGTAATAACGGAGGAACTGGTTACAATAGCGGCAGCAATCCAAATTACGCAGGCGGCGGTGGCGGCGGCGCAGGTGCAGCCGGACAAACAAGAACTTCAGGTTCCGTGGGCGGCAACGGCGGTAATGGTTCTTCAGCTTATTCATCGTGGGGTTCTGCAACTTCATCAGGTCAAAATATAAGTGGAACTTATTGGTACGCAGGCGGCGGTGGTGCATCAGGCGGTGGCTCAGACGGAACTGGTGGATCAGGCGGTGGTGGTACTGCAGCGGCAGGGTCAGCAAATACTGGCGGTGGTGGAGGTTCTACTAAAAATTCAACAAACGGCTACGCAGGCGGCTCCGGAATTGTGATTGTTCGCTATACAAAGGCACAGGTGGACTAATGAGTCATTGGGCAGAATTAGATGAAAACAATTACGTGCTAAGAGTAACCGTAGGTGATAACAATGATCCTAATGGCGATGAGGGTTATCAATGGTTAATTGATAATCTCGGCGGTCGATGGATACAGACAAGTTACAATTCTAATTTCAGAGGATGCTTTGCGGGTATTGGATATTATTACAATGCTGAAACAGATGAGTTTGAGGTGCCAAATGCTAACGAGCTATAACGGTTATCCGGCCTCTAAAGATCCTAAAGAGATCGGTATAAAGTCGTACTCAGTAGACGGTACGGCTTTAAGGCTAAGGTGCGCTAGTAGCGTGGGCCCGCTATTAGCCGCCTTTGCCGCCGAGTTTCATAAGTTAATTGAGCCTATTGACGGCGGGACATTGGACGATTGGGGCTACGCTTTTCGTATGGTCCGAGGATCTACTGATCGCCTATCGTGTCACTCAAGCGGCACCGCTATCGATCTAAACGCGACTAAACATCCACTAGGCAAGTACGACACTTTCCCGGCTGAAAAAGTACCGATGATCCGGGCACTAGCTAAAAAGTACGGGCTCAAGTGGGGCGGCGATTTTAAGAGCCGGCCGGATGATATGCATTTTGAGGTAAACGTAACTCCCGCTAAAGCAAAAGAATTAATTACAAAGTTAGGATTAGACGATGCCAACTAGCAGACAAGTAACAGTAACAACCTCGGCAACTATTTTAGTGCCCGAAAGTATCGGAGATCAGACGGCATTAATACACGCAACTAATGACGATTTATATATAGGCGGAGCTGATTTAACTACCGCTAATGGTTATCTTGTAGATCATAAAGATAAGTTAACTGTACCCGTCGGAGATCATCAAGCTTTATATGGTGTCGTAGCAAGCGGTACTACAACCGTATCGGTGTATTATCAAGTCAATTAAAGGGCATTACAGGAGAACACAATGAATAAAAAGCAATTAGAGGCAGCTGCTAAATCTTATGCACGTGCAGCGCTCGCCTCGGTAGCGGCTCTATATATGTCAGGGATTACAGATCCAAAAGTATTAGCTAACGCATTTATCGCCGGGCTCGTAGGTCCGTTACTCAAAGCGGTACAACCTAGCGAGAAGCAATACGGCATAGGCTCTAAATGATCCGGGCCCTGATAGGGGCGATAGTGGGGACTATTCTCCTATCGGGGTGCGGTTATGATGGATGGGTAAGATATGAGTGCCAAGAATACGAAAACTGGACAAAGCCTGAGTGCACTCCGCCACAATGCGAGGCTACGGGAGTCTGTACTAAGGACCTTATTACTGTCGATGAATAACCATAATAAGCGGCTTACG